CCGAACAGCGCAAGGCAGTCGAATCCGAGCGCACGAAGATAGAGGAAGCCGCCAAATTACGGGACACCTATGCCCAACGGTTGCAAGTCATCGAGCAGATGTTGACACAACCTGCGGAAGACCTGACTGCCTTAAAAGACCAAGACCCCATCGGGTACGCGGTCAAGATGGCAGAGAACATGGAACGCGAAAAGCAGCTACAAGCTGTCCGCGCCGAACGCGAATCACTCCAAGCCAAGCAAGCCGCCGAACATCAGGAGAGGCTTAAATCTCATATCCAACAGGAAGCCGAGCGTCTACGTTCTGCCATCCCTGACTTCGGAGATGAGGTAAAGGGCGAGGTTATCCGCAAGGAGATAAAAGATTACGCCAAATCGGTTGGGTGGACAGACCAAGAGTTGTCGCAGGTGTACGACCACCGCGCCGTCCTGACTCTGTATCGGGCTATGCAATACGAAAAATTGCAGAAGTCAAAACCTGCCATCTCCAAAAGAGTGGCAGAGGCTCCCAAGTCATTAGCACCTGGGGTCGGCTCTCCTCGCCTTGATAAGGACGGAGAGGCGGTCAAGAAATTGACCAAGCAACTCAAACAAACTGGTCGCCCGCGAGACGCGGCGGCTTTACTCGAACGATTCCTCTAAGGAGAATTAAATGTCAGTACCCTCAAATACCTACCTGCGGTACACCAGCATCGGTGTCCGCGAAGACTTAGCAAACGTCATTTATGACATCAGCCCCACCGACACGCCTATCATGTCGTCCATCGGCAAGGCTCGTGCTACTCAGACCAACCACGAGTGGCAGACCGACGCATTGGCCGCCGCTACGACTGCTAACGCCCTCATCGAAGGTGATGACGCAGCCGCTTCCTCGTTGGCTCCCACGACCCGTGTTGGCAACTTCACGCAAATCGTTGGTAAGACCGTTCAGGTTTCTGGCACGCTTGAGGCAGTAGACAAGGCTGGCCGTAAGTCTGAGAAGGCTTACCAGTTGGCTAAAGCCGCTTCCGAAATCAAGCGCGACATCGAGACAATCATCACGGCTAACCAAGCCAAGACCAACGGTACGGCTACCTCTGGCGCTCGTAAGATGGGTTCGCTCCTGTCCTACATCACCAGCAACGTATCCAAGGGTTCGGCTGGTACAAACCCGACAGGTGACGGTTCCGACGTTCGTTCGGACACCACAACCCGTACCTTCCTTGAGTCCATGCTCAAGGACGTAGCACAGCAAATCTTTGAAGACGGCGGCACACCGAAAATGTTGGTTGTTCCTCCCGGACTCAAGGCAACTGTGTCTGGTTTTGCTGGTGTTGCACAGCAGCGTTATGTGACCGGCGCAGAACCCACGACTATCGTGGCTGCCGCAGGTGCTTACCTCTCGGACTTCGGTCTCATCAGCATCGTTCCTGACCGCTTCATGCGTTCTACGGATGCCCTGATGCTCGACTCCGAGTACGCAGCCCTCGCTTACCTCCGTCCTTTCCAGACGAATGACCTGGCCAAGACCGGCGACTCTGACAAGACTCAGATTCTTGCCGAACTGACCCTCGAAGTTCGTAACGAGAAAGCACACGGCGGTGTATTTGACATCAAAGCAGCGTAACTTGTGATAGAATCGGCGGTGGGTAATTCCCACCGTCGGTTTTATGGGATTGAATATGCAGAAACTGGGCGAAGAAGTAACGATAGAGGGTAAACGTACTTGGTTTGCGGACGGAGATGGCGGGCTTGTCATCAGGGACGAACAAAACGTCGCACCAATCCTAGAGGCTAACAAGGCTTCTTATAACCAGATAGACGAACGCGCTCGGTGGGGTGATGGTGCGCGGGTAGCGGAGATTCCCAATTCGGTCATTGCAGACTTGAATGTGAAGGGAATTATGAGGGGGTTCGCTGTGGTAGACCAGAAACGCATGAAGGCTTTTCTAAATGACCCGGCAAACCGTTTTTTACGGACAAGGCCGGGGAGGATTTAGTGGGCAAGATTCACGACAAGATTAAGCAAAAACAACAGAAAGCACCGTGGGACGATAAGAAAGTCGCCATTTGTATCCCTTCTCGTGGAGAGATGGAGATAGGAACGGCGTTTGACTTGGCGGTGCTATGTGCCTACGACGCAAGAAACAGGTCTGGACACCAGGCGGTTTACACGGTTGCCGGAACCCTGATATTTGACCAGCGCGAGAAGCTGGCGGCAGAGGCAATAAAAGAAGGTGCGGACTACATTCTGTGGATAGACGCAGACATGAGGTTCCCGAAGAACACGATAGAAGTCTTGCTGGCGCACGATAAGCCCATAGTTGGGGTGAACGCAACAACGAGAACCTCGCCGGTCAGACCTACGGCAAAGAACCTAGAGATAGACTTTGAGAAGAAAGAGAATCATTGGATTCCAATCGTCTCTAAAGACAAGACCCACCTAGAGTGCGTGACCGCGATTGGTTGCGGGGTGATGATGGTCAAGCGGGAGGTGTTTGAGAACACTCCTAGACCGTGGTTCTGGTTCGAGAAGATACCTGGCGACAAGTTGCTAGGGGAAGACGTGTACTTCTGCATCAAGGCAAAAGACGCAGGATTCGATACTTATTTAGACCACAACCTGTCCAACGCAATTGGGCACGTTGGGTCTTACACTTATTCATGGAACGACTACAATGGCCCTAGCGAATTTCAGCGACCTCCAGACATCGGTAGCGAACTACCTCGGACGGAGTGACCTTACCAGCCAGATTCCCGACTTTATCAGTCTAGCGGAGTTGCGCCTATCCCGCGACATTCGTACCCGCAGGATGCTCAAAACGGCCACGGCAACGATGACCGTGAACGACCCGACGGTAGGGTTGCCAAGCGACTTTCTCTCTATCCGCGATGTGTTTATTCAGGGGCTTCCGAGAACGGTAGTCACCTACACATCCCCAAGCATTTTCTCTAGCAACGCCCGCGCAGACCAGATTGGGCTGCCGGTGTTCTACACCATGCGGGGCAACGAGCTAGAGTTCGCGCCCAAGCCAGATAGTGCCTACGTCTTGCAGATGCTTTACTACTTCAAGCCAGCCGTACTGTCTGTAAGCAATACTAGCAACGAGTTCTTGGCTAACTACCCAGACGCGCTACTGTACGCAAGTCTACTAGAGGCAGAGCCTTACCTTATGAACGACCCGCGTACACAAACGTGGTCGAGCCTCTACAACCAAGCAATTGCAAGAATCAACACCTCCGACGAGGAGAGTGAGTTTTCTGGTGTTCCCTTAGTTATGACCGTTACAACGAGGTAATCAAATGGCAGAATTTAGCAACTACTTAGAGAACAAAGTCCTAGACCACGTTCTCCGCAACACTTCTTACACCTCTCCTACGACGGTGTACGTTGGACTCTACACATCAGACCCAACGGACGCTGGTTCGGGTACGGAAGTCTCTGGCGGCTCCTATGCCCGCCAAGCCCTGTCCGTTACCACGGCTTCGGGTGGAATCGTTACCTCTAGCGCGGACGTTACCTTCCCGCAATGCACAGCCTCATGGGGTTCCGTGGGCTACATCGGGATTCTGGACGCGGTTACTAGCGGCAACCTACTCATGCATACCGCGCTTACGACTGCCAAGACCATCGACACGGGCGACATTCTCAAGATTACTTCTGGCAATTTGACGGTTACGTTGGACTAAATGGCGTTACTGACCCTTGAAGAATTAGACCGCTTCGGGAGTCTCGACGATTTGCCGTTCTCGCTAGACGCGAACTGGATGGACTGCGGGATACAAGGCCCGTACACGCTAGAGCAGTTAGACTACTTTAGTAGCAGTATCGACAACCTAGCATTTAGCCTAGATGACCCCATCTGGACTTCTGCCGACACAGAGATATGCCTCATCTACGCCCCCCAGAACATCACGGGAGTGGGTACTGTAAACGCTATACCTCAGTTCTTTGAGACCGCCCAAGCCCTGATTACGGCTAACGGACAGGTCTCGGCAGATGGTACGAGATTGCGTACGATTCAGGGTGCGGTTGACAGTACGGGAACGGTCTCTGCGGACGGCACAAGAACCCGATTGGTAGGGGCAATAATTACCTCTGCTGGCGATGTTGTTGCTTCTGTACAACGCACAAGGTTTGTAGAAGGTAGCGTCTCTGCCAACGGGCAGGTAAGCACAACCGCCAACACTACTGCAAGCGCGGTTGGCAGTATCTCTGCGGCTGGTTCGGTAAGCGCCCTTGCGGCGCGTCTACGGGACGTTGTAGGGGCTATAAACGCCTCTGGTGACCTAGTAGCAGACGCGGTAAGACTTCGCCTTGTAGACGGTTCTATAACCGCAGAAGGGTTCCTAACCGCCAACGCAGGGTTTGAGTTTGATGTCCACGGCGATGTCGTGGCGACAGGCACTCTGACGGCTCTGGCGGGGATTATTTACACAGTTTCTGGGCAGGTGGCAAGCAACGCACAGCTTACCTGCACGATGTACAAGTTCGGCGAGGAATGGGTTTTAGTACCTGACCAACCAAATACATGGTCTGCCATCAGTATCCAGAGCGATACATGGACACAAGTAACCACGGGTTCGGACACATGGACACCTATTCCTGACCAAAGCGACGTTTGGACACAACAATCTTCGGGAAGTAACACATGGCAATAACAAGAGTTACCTTTGGAGAGTGGCTACCTGACCAGCCAGGGGTTATCGGTGCGCTGACCACGGCCAGAAACTGCTTTCCAAAGGCGGTAGGCTACGGCCCGTTCCCGCAGGAAGTGGACTACTCAGATGCCGCACCGCAAAACCTGACGGCTGCGGCTGCCGCCAAGGACACGAACAGTATTACAAGTATCTACGCGGCTGGCACGACAAGACTTTTTAAGCTGGACACCTCTGACTTCTCTTGGGACGACATTTCTGCCGTGACTTACAGCGGAACGTCTGGGTGGAAGTTCACGCAGTTCGGAAACTCCCTGATTGCGGCTAACGAGTCCAACACCATGCAGTACATAGACGTTATGTCTGGGACTACCTTTGCAGACCTAGCCGCAGACGCACCCAAGGCCAAGTTCGTGACCGTGGTGCGAGACTTCGTTGTGTCTGGTTACCAAAGCGCCAACAAGAACCGAGTCCAATGGTCAGGCATCAACAACGAGAAGACTTGGACTACATCTGCCACAACACAGGCAGACTTCCAAGATGTGCCTGACGGCGGGTTCGTTCAAGGGGTTACGGGTGGCGAGTTTGGGCTAGTCTTGCTAGAGCGCAGTATCGTGCGGATGTCCTACGTCGGAACCCCGCTGATATTCCAGTTCGACAACATTGCTAGGAACCGTGGGTGCTTTGAGCCTAACTCGGTCATCCAATGGCAGGGCATTACCTACTTCTTAGGCGACGACGGCTTCTACGCCTGTGACGGGCAGAACCTGAAAAATATAGGTGCGGAGAAGGTCAACCGATACTTCTTTAATTCGTTAAGAGAAGCAGATATTGGCAACATGAGTGCCGCCATCGACCCCATCAATAACTTGGTGGTCTGGGGCTACCCAACAATTGACTTGGATTACAGGGTCTTGGTCTACCACGTTCCTACGGGCAAGTGGTCTTACTCGGACTCAACGGCTACCCGTGTGGCTCCCGTGTCTACACCTTCCATAACCTTAGAGGGATTGGATGCGTTTAGCGCAAGCATAGATGCCCTAGGTATTTCGTTGGACAGCCGTAACTGGCTAGGCGGGAAACTGCTCCTCCTTGGGATAAACGGCAACAAGCTGATTACCTTTACGGGGGCTTCCAAGACCGCCACGATTGAGACGGCAGATATTGCGGCAGACACCAATCAGTCCATGATTACGATGATTAAACCCATCGTAGACAACGGGACTGGTAGTGCGGCTATCGCCTCGCGCTTGCAGTTAAACCAGACGGTATCCTTCCCGACGGTCACGGCTGCCAACAGCGAGAACCGCATAGGCGCTAGGTCTTACGGGCGTTACCACCGCGTAAAACTCCAACCCTCTGGTGATTGGACAACCGCAATCGGGGTGGATGTAGAGATTCAGCAAGCGGGTACTCGCTAATGTTTAGAGTTCTACCGTACCAAGGTGGCGACCCACGGCAGATTTCCGAGGTGGTCAACAACCTAATGAACGGCAAGTCCAATAACACGGGGACTATTACCCTTGCTACGGGCAATGCCACAAGCACCACCCTGTACGACGAGCGGATTTCTGTAGATACAAAAATTATCCTGATTCCGTTCTCGGACGCGGCAGAGGCTGACTCTGCGCCCTACGGTGCGTTTGAGGACAATACCGACCAAGCGGCTACAACGCTGTCGGATGCTTACATTATGTCATTTGACACCGAGGACTTGTCTAACGGTGTTTATCTAAGCAATACAAACCGAATAAATGTCAGAAACAAAGGAATTTATTCTGTTGCGTTCTCGGTTCAGATAAAGAACACGACCAACGACGTTCAGGACTTTGATGTCTGGTTTAGAAAGAACGGAACGGATATAGCGGGTTCCAATAGCAGGTTTGGTATCAAGGCTAGGAAGTCTTCTGGTAGCGCGTCGCACATGATTGCGTCAAGTACGTTCTTCTTGGACTTAAACGCTAACGACTACTTTCAGCTTGCGTGGCATCCAACGGACTTAGGGGTGTCGATAGAACACTTTGCGGCTGTTTCAGCGTCGGCTGGGGTAACTCCCGCAATACCTGAAACCCCGTCAATTATTTTGGTGGTGTCGTATGTTGCACCGTCGGTCTACTCAAACATTTACGTCTCTGCCCAACAGCAAGGACAGGCAACGATAAGTCACTTTGCCAACAGTACGGCAAACAAGACTTATGCTTACATTTTGGTTGGATAATCTTTATAATAGGTGATATATGGCAGAACAAGTCACAACCTCGCAGATTGACCCCGCGCTAAGACCGTTTCTTACCGCAGGATTAGAACGCGCCAGAGAGCTATTCCTGACAGGGCCACAGCCCACGTTCTTCCCAGGTCAAACCTATGTTGCCCCGTCTGCTCAGACAGAGCAAGCCCTAGCCCAACAAGAGGCTCTGGCTACCGCCGCACAGCCAACCCTCCAACAGGCACAGCAAGCCTACCAAGCCTCCTTGGGGCAACTTGGGCAGACAGCCGCAGGTGGGTTCTTGCAGGGCAACCCCTACCAACAGGCAATGCTTGCCGCCGCTACCCGCCCACTTACACAACAGTTTGGCGAACAGGTATTACCGGGCGTTGCAAGCCTTTATTCGCGGGCTGGACGCTATGGGTCAGGCGCAATGGAGCGTGCCCTTGGCGGGGCTACGGAAGCCTATGGCAGGGCTTTAGGCGACGTTTCTGCCAACATCGTTGGTCAGGACTATGCTCGTGAGCGTGGACTACAACAACAGGCTCAGATGGGTCAGGCAGCCTTAGCTCAAGCCGCCCCAGCCTTCTACCAACAGCAGTTCCTGCCAAGCCAAACGCTTGCACAGGTTGGTGCAGCGCGGGAAGCAATCGCCGCCCAACCCCTGCAAGAGCAGATGGCTAGGTTCCAGTTCGGGCAACAACAGCCGATTCAGTCCCTTATGTCCTACCTATCCTCTGTCTACGGTACACCGCTTGCAAGTTACGGGCAGCAGACCACGCAGCTACCAGAGAACCGGCTTATGAGTGGACTAGCAGGAACAGGACTAGGCTATGTCGGTGGACAGGCACTTGGTTCTTTCCTTGGAAACACGCCGTTTAGTCTCACAAGTCCAAGCGGGTACGGACTAGCAGGTGCTGGCATTGGCGGGTTGTTAGGGTTCTGATGACACCACGGGTACTCCAACCCGAAGAACTAAGAAATTACTGGCTCGAGATTGAATACGGGCTAAAAGAGGTACTCCGCAAGACACCAACCGCAAGGTGGATTCCCGAAGATGTTTACGCGGCCATTCTGTACAAGAAGGCGGTCTGCGTGATGGGGATGGTGAACGAGGATTTGCATGGATTTTTTGTAGGAAAACCGCACGAGAACGGCATATTCGTCTGGGCGGTGTATTCCGAAGGCAACCTAGACGAAGGCGTACAGCACCTAGTGAACTACGCCAAGGCAACGAATTGCAAACACATCAGTTTTCAAACAGACAGAAAAGGATGGAACAAGGTGGCTAAAAAGTACGGGTTCCAACCTAACGTCTGGAGAATGGAGATATAAATGGGTGGCGTAGGCGACTTTATTCAAGACGAAATTATCGACCCAGTTAAAGAGGTTGGGCGCGATGTTGACGACTTCGTAAACGAAGAAATACCTGGCGGTTGGTATACGGTTGGCGCAATTGCTGGTGGTACTTACTTAGCCAACGCTGGAGCCGCAGGTGCTGGTACAGCCGGAGCAACCGCAGGAACCGCAGAAGCAGTCGGAGCAGCCACTGCCGCAGAAACGGCAGCCGCCGGTGGTGCGGGGTTATCAGGAGCAGGATTAGGAACTATTGATAGCGTATTAGGAATGGAAGGTTTAGTTGGAGCCGGTCAAACAGCAGGTGGTACTGGGCTTACTGCTACTGGCGCAGGAGTGCCTGGGATTGCCTCAATGGGCGGCGGGACAGGATTAGTTACAGAAGCCGCTGGCGGTGGGTTATTGTCTGCTGGCGGTGTGACTGCCGCAGGAGCCGTTCCTGTTCTTGGCTCGGCAGGTTCGTTTATCAACAATCCAGCAGTTCTCGGAACAGACGTTATTGGGGCGCAACAAGGCGGGATTGGAGTAAAACAAGCACTTGATGCTTTGCGCGCCGGAAACACAATTAGAAAAATGCTTGGTCAGGAAGAACCACAGATACCAAATATGCTTGGTCGCAACCAGATGCCACAGGGTTCGGTTGACTACTCTCAATACTTAAACCTGCTTGCCCAAAGACCTCGTCGGGCAGACATCACAACTTTGTTGGGGTAACTTATGAACGAAGAACTGTTTGGACTCCTTGGGATTAACCCAGAGAGCGCAAAAGAGAAAGCCTTCACCAAAGGACTGCTTGGTGCAATTGCACAAGCTGCGGCTTTATCTGGCCCACAGGCGCGTCCCGTAGGAAACTTGCAGGGTCTAGGGCAGATTGGTCTGACAGGCTTAGGCGCTTATGAGTCATCGTTTGACAAGCAACTTAAAGAAGCGCTTACTGGTTTGCAGGTAAAAGACCTGATTACAAAACAAAGAGAAGCCCAACAGTTACGCACTTTGTTGCCACAAGTATTTCAGACTACCCGCGCCCCATCACAAACTATTTACGATGTAGAGGGCGAGACAACGATTCCTGGGGCTGTTACTGGTGTAAAAATTGACCCAGCAAGATTACAGGCTTTAATGATGCTTCCGGGTGGTGCAGAAGCCGTAAGAGGGTTGGCAGAAACTCAGAAGTTAGTTCGGCAAGCCGGTTTAACACCAGGCGCACAAGAAGCACCTAGCCCGTTTGCGCCATATCTGGCCGCACAAAGCCCAGAGGTTCGTAAGTTGGCCGAGACATATGATAAGGCACTTAAATCTGGCGGGCTTGACGATGAGACTGCTTATAAGCGCATTGAGTCTTTGGGGAAAATGGAAGATTCGTATGTTGCACGAGTTGAATCCGCAACTGACAGAAGAATTGCTAGAGAAGAAGCAAGAGAAGAAAGAAGAATTACTCGTGAACAAGCTGCAAAGCCAACAGAAGGTGAAAAGAAAACGGCTACTCTTGCTGGTCGTTTAGAAAAGTCACTTACAGATTTAGAAAAAATTGGCGAAGAAAATCCAAAAGCACTTTCACCAGAAGTTACTCCGTCATTGTTACAAAGCGGTTTATTGTCGTACATTCCAGGCTCAGAAATGATTGCCGGAAAAATATCATCATCAGACCGACTTCGGGCAGAAGCAGCACAATTAGATGCTCTTGATGCGGCTCTCACATTGGGAACCGGCGCGGCTTACACAAAAGAACAGTTGCGTGGTTACGCAAAAGCCTATTTCCCGCAAATTGGAGATACGCCAGAAGTTATTGCGGAAAAGAACGACAGGTTTGCAAATATTGTTCGGTTGGCAAGGTCGCAGGCTGGTACGGCCTATGTGCCACCAATCCAAGGAACTGCACCAACCGCATCTGGGGTGCGTGGAAAATATAATTTAGAAGGCAAAAAATAATGGCCAAAAGCACCGAACGCATTGAGCGTACCCTTAGAAATATGGAACGCCTCATTAACGGTGGGGCTACGGCGAAAGAAACTACCGTTTATCTTAAAAGCGAAGGTTTTACCCCAAAGACATTTGCGGAAACCGTTGGTAAGTACAATCAATCTCAGGGTGTAATTGCTGACTTTGGCCCAGTAAAATCTGCGTTACAAGGGTTGACATTTGGCTTTTCTGACGAGGCAGAGGCTGGCATAAAATCTTTGCTTGGCAAAGGTACATACGAGCAGAACCTAAACGCCATCAATCTCGCTAAACAAGAGTTTGAGCAAGAGTCTCCTGGAACCGCAATTGGGATGGAGATTGCCGGTTCGTTGCCGTACATGGCGTTAGGTGGTTTGGGTGCGGTGCGTGGTGCAGAACGATTGGCTACGGTGGCTCCGCGAGTTGCTCAAGCCGTATCAACCCCAGCAGGACGTACAACTACAGCGTTGGGTGGAGCAACCGCAATTGGCGCAGGTTCGGCTGGAATAACTGGCGCGGGACAAGCCATGCCTGACTTTCGTATGACAGGTGCGCTAGAAGCCGCCCCCATAGGGGCTGCATTTGGCCTTGGTGGGACTACTGCCGCAAAGGTAGCCTCTCGTGTACCCGGAATTCAACAAGCCCTAGAAGCGGGCAAAAGAGCCGTTGGGTTGGGTGGAGACTTTGCCACTCGTGCCGACCAGAAATTGCTACAAGCCTTGCAAAGGGACGGGGTGTCTCCTGCCGACGCAATAGACCGGCTACGCCAAATCAAGCAGTCAAACTACAAGCCAGAAACAATCATTGAGTTAGGCGGTGAAAATACACGCCGCCTAGCAGATGTTGTGGCGCAATATCCTGGTGCTTCTCAGGTTGCTAGAGAGTTGACCGAAGAACGTATGGCCGGTGCTGGACAACGGATTACCCAAGACTTCCGTCAGGCTTTCCAAGTCAACGCAGATGCAATGGACTTAGCAGATAGCCTTATTAAAAGCCGTGACCAGTTGGCAAAACCTTTGTACCAAAAAGCCTATGCCGAGGGTGGGGTGATTCGGGATGAGCGAATTACAGAACTAATGGACATTCCGCAGTTTCAGGATGCCTATGCCCGCGCCCGTCGAATTGCCGCATTAGACCGTATTCCTTTGCCTGAAAAAGCCTCGGACATTGAGAAGGTTGGCGGGTTTGACTTGCAAACTCTAGATTACATTAAGCGTGGGTTAGACGATGTTCTATTTACAGGCAAACAGCCTGGAAGCGGGATTGGCAAGGCAGAACTTGGAAAGCTAAAAGAACGCCGCAAGGAGTTTGTGGACATCGTTGACGAAGTTGGCCCAGCCTCCTATAAGCAAGCCAGAGGCGTGTACGCCGGTGCAACAGAGGTTTTGGATGCCATTGAAGACGGTAAGAAATTTGCAACGATGGACGCTAGGCAATTGCAACGGATATTTAGTGGACTGTCAGATGCCGAAAAAGAAGGGTTTAAGATTGGCGTTTATGACTCTATACGAACCAACATCAACAAAGGCGCAGATGGCGCAGATGTGTTGCGTAAGGTTTGGGGTTCGCCAGAGAAGCGCGACCAACTAGCAGTATTCCTTGGCAAGGACACATTTAACGATTTATCTGGTCAACTTGCTCGCGAAAAAATCATTCGCCAGACGGACGTAAAGTTGGCGGGTGGTTCACAAACCCACCCGCGAACACTTGCCCAACGAGAGTTTGAAGGCTCAGAAGAACTGATACCAATGGTTGCCCAACAGGGGCTTGGCGGGCTTCGCCAATACGCCCTAAGAACTATGACCGGGCCAGGACAACCAACGGCAGAAGCCCTTGCGCCAACATTGTTTTCAACGGACGCTGGGAAACAAATTGAAGCACTTTCACGGCTCCAACTATTAGATGATTTATTGCGTAAACAAGCCGCCGCCACAGGCGCAGTAGGTGGTTTAGGTGGTGGAACAGCAGCCGGACTTTTAGGAGATTAAGAAATGCCCAAGACCAAGATTTCAGAATACTCAACGACAAACTCGTCAAATACCGACATAGAAGGTATTAACATCGATGAGGGGTGTCCCCCAAGTAGCATCAACAACGCCATCCGTGAGCTTATGGTTCACCTAAAGGAGTTCCAGACAGGGGCTTCTGGGGACGCGTTTACCTTTGCCGGTGGAACCCTGATGAGTGGGACGAACACCATCTCTGGGGCGGCTGTTATCTCGGGCAACATCAACTCCTCTGGCACGACCAATACATTCTCTGGCGGGAATATCCTGTCCGGCACGAACACGATTTCAGGGTCGGCGATTATCTCTGGGAATATAAACTCGTCAGGGACTACTAACACCTTTTCTGGTGGCAACATCTTCTCCGGCACGAATACCATCTCCGGCTCTGCCATCATCTCTGGCGGTATCAACTCTAGCGGTACAAACACGTTCTCTGGGACAAGCACATTTAACTCTGGAAGCCTGAAACTAGCGGGTTCTTCTAGCGGTGCGGCTACCCTAAACGCCCCTGCCGCAGCTTCTACGAATACCTATACCCTCCCCCCTGACACCTCGACCTTGGGGTACAGGAACATCCCTGCCGTGGGAACCAAGACAGGTTCTTATACGCTTGCCACGACTGACGTGGGCGAGTATGTCCAAGTAGGCTCTGGCGGGTCTATAACGATTCCTGATGCCACTTTTGCCGAAGGTGATGTAATATCTATCTTTAACAACACCTCTGCGGGGATTACCATTACTTGCACAATCACAACCGCCTATATTGCGGGTACAGATTCGGATAAGGCAAGCGTTACCCTTGCGACTAGAGGTGTCTGCACAATCCTATTTATCTCTAGTACCGTCTGCGTTATCACAGGGAACGTGTCATAAATGACGGGCATCTTTCAGATTCTTCTTGCTGGGCAGGGTGCGCCGACTATCCTTGCTGACTACCTTGTTGTAGCAGGTGGTGCTGGAGGTGGGGGTAATTACGCTGGTGGCGGGGGTGGAGCAGGCGGTTATCGTGAACTTACTTCTCAAAGTCTAGCCGTTGGTACTGCTTATACGGTTACGGTTGGTGCTGGTGGAACTGCTGGCCCGAACAGCGGAACAACAAGTGGATTTGGTGGCGCTGGTTCAAATTCTGTACTTGGCTCAACCACTTCAACAGGCGGTGGTGGCGGTGGTTCTGGTGGATTTGCAACTACCGGAAATAATGGTGGTTCTGGTGGTGGAGGCGGCGGTGGAGGTGGTACTGGAAACAAAGCAGGTGGTTCTGGCAACACCCCATCAACATCTCCATCACAGGGTAGTAATGGCGGCGCTGGAAAAGATGAGTATTGGTATTCCGGAGGCGGCGGCGGTGGCGCAACTGCGGTAGGAACTGCTGGACAAGGTGGCGCAAGTGGCGCTGGTAGCGGTTCATCTATCGGTGGCAACGGCGGTGCTGGTACGGCTTCATCTATAACAGGCTCATCTGTAACCCGTGCTGGCGGTGGAGGTGGCGGCGCTTTTGGAACTGCGGGAACAGGCGGTTCAGGCGGTGGTGGCAATGGAGCAACAAACGCCAACGGTTCAAATGGTTCAGCAAATACTGGCGGCGGCGCAGGCGGCTCTGGTGGAAACAGTTTAGCAAGTGGCGGCGCAGGCGGCTCCGGTGTCGTTATCATCAAAATTCCATCTACGCACTATGCCTCATTCTCATCTGGTGTAACTTCAACTTTATCTACTGCGGTTGCTGGCTACAACATCTATTCCGTCACGGCGACTTCGACTACAAGCGAGACTGTGACGTTCTTTGCTGGCGCGCCAATTACTGAGGTGCTAGTGATTGCTGGTGGTGGTTCGGGTGGCGCTGGCGCAGCAGGTGGCGGAGGAGGCGGTGCGGGTGGTTATCGTTCAAGCACAACTCAATCCGTTACGTTTGGTGTTGCATATACGGTTACGGTTGGTGCTGGTGGTAGCGGAACATCTACAAGCAACGGCACAACAAACGGCTCTACTGGCTCAAACTCTGTTTTTAACACAATCACATCTGCTGGTGGTGGTGGCGGTGCAAGTAGCGAAGCTGTTGCTGGATTAAGCGGTGGCTCTGGTGGCGGTGGCTCTGGTTCATCAGTTACAGGTGGCGCTGGTGGTTCAGGAAACACGCCAAGCACATCACCAAGCCAAGGTAACAACGGCGGCTCTGGTGGTAATGGAACTGCGGTTGGCCGTGGTGGTGGCGGCGGCGGCGGCGCTGGCGCTGTAGGTCAAAGTGCTAACGATGCTTCCGGTGGTGGTAACGGTGGCGCAGGTACGGCCTCATCAATCACAGGCTCTAGTGTTACCAGAGCAGGCGGCGGTGGTGGTGGCGCATGGAATAACGGTACTGGTGGCGCTCAAACAGGTGGCACGGGTGGGTCAGGCGGCGGTGGTAATGGCGCAAACATTGATGCGTCCGGTTCTAACGGCACATCCAACACAGGTGGTGGTGGTGGCGGCGGTTCGCACGAAACAACCCAAACTGGCGGTAACGGCGGCTCTGGCATTGTCATTATCAAAGTACCTGACAACGTAACTGCGACATTCTCTGGTGGCGTAACTTCATCTCTGTCTACTTCTGGTGGATTCAACATCTACTCTGTGACTGCGACTAGCACGACAAGTGAGACTGTGACGTTTGCAAGAGCGTTTACTGTTACTGACCTGTTGGTTATTGCAGGCGGCGGTGGTGGTGGCGCAGACCACGGTGGTGGAGGTGGCGCTGGCGGTTATCGCACATCTTCAACTACATCGGTTATTTTAGGAACTGCTTACACGGTAACCGTAGGCGGCGGTGGAACTGCTGGGCCATATAGTGCCGGAGGCAATGGTTCAAATTCTGTTTTCTCTACTATCACGTCAACAGGCGGTGGCGGTGGTGCTAGTTACGAAACCAAAGGCAAAAACGGCGGCTCAGGGGGTGGAGAGGCTGGTGGAAATGGTGCGGCTCCGTGGTCACCCGGAGGTGGCGGCTCTGGTAACACTCCTTCTACAAGTCCTTCTCAAGGAAACAATGGAGGAACTGGTCGAGGAAATAGTGGTGGTCAAGTTTCTGCTGGTGGCGGCGGTGGTGGCGCTGGTGGCGTTGGGGGCAACGCTTCAAACTCCACAGGCGGCAACGGTGGCGCTGGAACAGCCTCATCCATTACTGGTTCGTCTGTAACTAGAGGTGGTGGTGGTGGCGGTTGGGGAACCACGACAAGTGGGGCGGCAGGTTCTGGTGGTGGTGGAACCGGAGGAAGGATTACAGGCGGTGCGCCATCTGCTATTCCGGCTACAGCAGGAACCGCTAACACGGGTGGTGGTGGTGGCGGTGGTACTGATTACAGCGGCTCTGGTGGCGCTGGAGGGTCAGGAATAGTTATTATTAAGATTCCTGACGGTTATACTGCTACCTTCTCAGCCGGTGTCACATCCTCGCTATCAACTTCTGGTGGATTTAAGATTTATACCGTGACTGCTACATCAACAACTTCTGAAACAGTTACATTTTCGTGATGCATAGCCTTTTCCCTCAGCCAGTAGCAATTTATAAGTTAGAACGCAAACTGACTGAGGGAGAACTTTTGTTTATAAATAATCAAGAAACCAGACCTAATGCTGGGAATGAAACATCTATTGACAATACAGTTCTTCGTAATTTTGAAATGACAAAATTAAGAGACTTTATTGAGTCTGGCGTTTCAGATTATTTTAAGAAAGTTCATAGTCCAAAACACAATGTAAATTTACGAATTACACAGTCTTGGATTAACTATACGAAACCAGGCGGTTTTCATCACAAGCATAATCACCCTAATTCGTTTATATCCGGGGTTTTTTACCCACAGGCAAATCGTGAGACAGACAAGATTCACTTTTACCGTGATGGGTTTCAGCAAATCAAACTACCTCCAAGTGAGTGGAATGTTTGGAACTCTGATAGTTGGTGGTTTGAGGTTGGAACAGGGGATTTAATTTTGTTTCCATCAAGCCTGACCCACATGGTCGAAACTGTTAAAGGTGAGGACACAAGAATTAGCCTTTCTTTTAATACCTTTCCGGTTGGTTTAGTCGGTGACGAAATAGACTTGACTGGCCTTAAACTTGAATCTACAAAGGAGATTTAGATGGCGCACTTTGCCAAGTTAGATGAAAACAATGTTGTTATTTTTGTCACGGTTGGTCGTGACGAGGACAACGGCAAAGAGGCAGAACTCTCTGCCCGTACAGGCGATGTCTACAAACAGACTTCGTATAACACCCACGGTGGTGTACACGCACTAGGTGGAACCCCGTTTCGTAAGAACTATGCGGGAATAGGCTACACCTACGATGAGGGGCGTGATGCGTTCATTCCTCCCAAACCCTATGCGTCTTGGTTGCTAAACGAAACCACTTGCCTGTGGGATTCGCCAGTACCGTACCCAACGGATGTCGGCACTCCTGAGAACCCAAAGCGGTATTCATGGGATGAGGCTACAACCTCATGGGTGGAGATAGCGTGAAACTTATCAAACTAACTAACGCCGCCAAGGGGCGCATCGGTGAGGGTCTGATTATCAACACAGACCTGATTGCGTCAATCTTCCAGCACACCCAAGAAGACGGCACAGAGGTTCGTGTCTGCTACGGCATGAACGGCAATTCTTGGGAGGTGGCAGAGAGCTTTGACGAAATCATGGACAAGATAGGTGCTTAGTATGGCGACAATTGGCGAAGTTCAAGGTCAACTAGACACCCACGAGGCTGTCTGCGCTGAACGCTATCTTGGGATAAACGCACGACTAAAGCGGCTAGAGCAAATCCTAATCGGCTCTGCTGGTTGCATAATCCTTTTACTGCTAAACCTGTTGACTAAATGACCACCATCGCGGCCAAAGCGTCTACGGGCGAAGTGGCCGCAGACTCAATGGTTAGCGGTGATGACTCCTTCTACCTCGTGACCAAAATCCGTAGGGGCGAGAACAGCATCTACGGGGGTTGCGGGGATTGGGATAAACTATTAAAGTTCTACAATTCGTTGGAGTCTGGGGCTGACCTAGACTCGGATACGGATGTGACCGTTCTCGAACTCAGAAGTGATGGCATTTGGATTTACGAGAGTACCATCATTCCTGCGAAGATAAAGAACGACTTTTGGGCAATTGGAACTGGGGCAAACTTTGCTATCGCTGCCATGCACTTAGGACTATCTCCGGCAGAAGCAGTAAAGCTGGCGTGTCTGTACGATACATCCTCCCATGAGCCGATTGACGTAATGACTCTAAGCGGGAGGAAGCGTGGTAGCACTAAAAAAGGTGTCGGACGAGGAACTAATAGCGGCGTTTAAGACCTACGGAAGTCCACAGAAGGTAGCGCAGGTTCTAGGCATAGACGTTGGTACGGTTTACCGAAGGCGGGCGGCAATAAAAGACGTATCCCTACCCTCCTTTGCCGCAAGACAGCACAGCATCGCCAACACATACATCCCAGATAACCGCAGGGTTATCTCCCACACCGTAGATAACGGTCACGTCTTTATAGCCTCCGACTGCCATTACTGGCCTGACGAGGAAACCGTAGCACACAAGGCGTTTGTTTCCCTGCTGACAGAATTTAAGCCCAAGACCATCATCCTAAACGGGGATGTCTTTGACGGGGCTAGAATCAGCCGCCACGCCGCCCTGATGGGAACTAACCCCCCTACCCCAAAGCAAGAGATAGAAGCCTGTCAAGACCGTTTAACCGAGATTGCAAACGCTTCTAAGAACGCTACTAAGTTCTGGACTTACGGGAACCACGATACACGCCTCTTTAACTACATTGCTACCCATGCGGATGCTTTAGTAGAGTTCTCGGACTTGTTTTCGTATTTTCCGGGCTACCACACGGGTTGGCGTGTGGACATAAATAACTCGGTGGTCGTCAAGCATCGGTGGCACAACGGGCAACACGCAACCTATAACAACGCCCTGAAATCAGGCAGAAGCATCGTCACGGGACACCTGCATAAACTGATGGTCACACCTTGGGTTGACTACAATGGGCGCAGATACGGAATAGATACTGGAACCCTTGCAGAACCTACTGGCGACCAGTTTGTTTACACAGAAGAAAACCCCGTGAACTGGTGTTCAGGATTCGCGGTTCTGACATTTAAGAATGGTATGTTATTACCTCCTGAACTATGTGAAGTAATAAATGGGGTGGCTTACTTTCGAGGAGAGAAAGTGGGATAAATGAGTGATTTAGTAGCCTCGGCAAAAAGTGCAGCGCAGGGTATAAAAAGCGCGATTGCGGCAGGTAAAGAAATAGAATCAGTAGTCCAAGACATACAGAAATTAGGGGTCGCAGAACTCCAAGCCAAGCAACAATTCCAAAAGAAACAGCGGGTGGTAAAGGGTGACACCACCATCCTCACAGCCTTCGCAGAGTGGAGAAGACTCAAGGAAGTGAAGGAAGCCGAAGACGACCTATTCCAACAGCTTGTAGAACGCTACGGAAAGGAAAAGGCAGAGTTCGAGTGGAAGGAAATCCAAGCCATCAAGGAACGCCAGATGAAGGAGGTCAAGGAGGGACGCGACGAGATGGGGCGTGACCTAAAGAAACTCCGTGAACTCAAGGTTATGTGCTTCGTAGCCTCGCTAATCATAGTCACCACTTACTACATCTTCAAAGGACACCTGTAATGCTATCCCTTATTTCTTCCGCTGTCGGATTCTTAGCCTCTGGCTTACCGCAAATCCTAAACTTCTTCCAAGACAAGGCTGACAAGGCACAAGAGTTGAAGTTGGCGCAGATGCAGACCGAGCGCGAGTTAGCCCTTGCAGAACGCGGTTTCCTAGCCCAACAGAGGGTCGAGGAGATTAGGACTGACCAGATTGCGCTTCAGACCGATGCAGACCGCCAGAGCGCCGCTTTAGACCACGACAAGGCTATCATGGCTCGCGCCTCTGGTTGGGTCGTGAACCTAAACGGCATAGTGCGCCCTGCGGTCACCTTTATCTTCGTCTTAGAGTTGGTGCTAATCAACATGGGGCTAACCTACTTCTTGCTAAAAGGCGGTCTTGGAGACATGAGCGTGGAGCAGTTTATCGCCGCCACGGACGTAATCTTCTCCGAAGACGAGATGGCCCTGCTCTCTGGGATTGTAAGTTTTTGGTTCGGGAGCCGCCAATGGGGTAAGAAGTGAAGGTAAGCAAGGAAGCGATAGATGGCATCAAGAAAGACGAGGGGGTAAGGACAAAACCTTACCGTTGCCCTGCCTTGCTTTGGACTGTCGGTGTAGGGCACGTCATAGACCAGAACCACATAAGGGTAAAGTTTGATGACCGCAAAAATCTACCAATTCCCAACGGATGGGACAGAGTTCTTAGCATGGCAGAAGTTGATGCTCTCTTGGCTCAAGACTTGGCTACATTCGAACGAGGTGTTCTGCGCCTCTGTCCAAGTGGACTTACTCAAGGCCGCTTTGACGCTTTGGTTTCCTTCTCCTTCAACGTCGGGCTTGGCAACCTCCAAAGGTCAACCATCCGCATGAAGCACAATCGTGGAGATTTTGAGGGCGCGGCTGAGTCCTTCATGGCGTGGACTAAAGCGGGTGGGAAAGAGCTGCCTGGCTTAGTTAAGCGTCGGAAGCACGAACGCGCTCTCTATGAATCTGAGTAATTCTTTCCTTTAGTTCCTCGGCTATTGTCAAATTGTGCTTGGCCTCAAACTGGTCAAGCCACTTCCTCCTTGCCTCCCTTGTTGGGAGCGTCAACACATACCTTGCCAGCCCTTCTATCTTCGCCTCATGTTCGCTCATCACGATTTGATAGAACTCCTCTGGGGTAGCGGTAAAGGTTCCTCTATTAACCAGCCCTAGCAAATGTTTTATGCAACGCTTTTCTTGCGGTGGTGACGGCTCTGGCTGCGTCAGATTTTCGAACAAATCTCCCAAAATAATACCTCTTTCCGTTGGCCATTATGTGCGCCTCGTAAAGTCTTCTCCCCCGCTTATACACACCCTTCACGTTTGACTTGGTTTTTATTCTGCGTTTGGAGTTCCACCTGTTCTCGGTCTGCGTAGCCTCTCTGAGGTTGCCTATCCTGTTATCGGCAAACTTGCAGTTTATGTGGTCAATTTGCTCCGGCCAGTACCCATAGTGGTAAGCCCAGACAATCCTGTGGGCAAAGTAAGGCTTCTTGAATATAGCAATTTTGCGATAACCGCGAGGGGTTATGTGACCGGCAACCCTATTTGCATATCTGCGGTTCCACATGACGTAGGCAGAATACTTGGCGAAAGCCTCAATGGGTCGAGGCTTCCACACAAGTCGTCCGCGCCTGTAATCAAACAGGGCTTTCAGTTGTTGCTGTGTCAGAATGGGATGTCGTCCTCTAAGGCTTGTTGCTTAGGCTCTGCCTTTGGTTTCGGCAGTTCCACCTTGAGGCTCATAAACTTCTGCCCAGACTTGCCGGTCTTAATCCACGCGGCTAGTTGGTACTCAGTCCCGTCCACGTTTAACTTGCCCTTGTACGCTGGGGCTTTCTCGTTGTCCGACTCGTTCTTAAACAACACACCGCTATTCGTATTATCGTATTCCATTTACTTCTCCTATTTGGCTGCTATATAAAGACCCACATTGCCAAGGCTATAACCTAAGAAAGCCACGCCCAGACCCACCTTACCTTCTAGTAGCAACTGCACCGCTACCACAAGGTATACAACACCGATACCGGCTATTAACCACGCCGCCACTCTGTCCACCCCGCGAAGATAATAACGCCAAGCATAAATAGCACGAAAAATGCCGCGTCCTGCGCGTAGAAGTGTGCAGATATAAGTCCGTCTCTCATTCGTCTTCCTCCGTGTTATTTAAAAGCTGGTACTTGATTACCTCTAAGACCCCGACTACCGAGGCTAGTGGGAGTGCCTCGTCAAACTTGCCCAGAACCCCAATAATCTCCTGATACAGGGCTTCTATCATCACCTGCTGGCTCAACCCCTCATCTCCTGAGCCAAGCTCTTAAATCCCCATTCCTCTGCCATCCTAGCGCACCGCAACATCTCCTCCTCGCGCACTATGTCCGCAAACCTCTGCAACTGGGTACGAGAGTCTTCGTGGAAGTTAAACAACAACTCCCCCTCCTTGAGAAACAGTCCCGCCTCTACAGCTAAGTCGTCAATCGTCACACTCGGCCTCCACTTCTGATAAGAACACCTGAATCTTGTCTAGCATCTCGTCTATCTCGTCTTGCTTTGGCTCGAACCGCACGATGAACAGCATCTTGCTTACCGGCAGTCGTGAGTCAAAACTCACAAAGTCGCACCACTTCCTACCCGTACAGGCAAGTTGGAGCATCATCTGGTTCTTGTACTTGGTGGGAACCTTGCCAGCCTTCCTGTACTGGAGGTGCGTGGCCGTATTCGGGTTCTTAATCTCTACCAGACCATCATCCCCCACCAAGCCGTCAGGAGAGGCTCCTAGCCATTGTATAGTCGCGTGTGGGACGAACCCTACTTGGTCTACGAAAACGCCCGTGTGAGCCTCGTATGCGGCGCGGGCGATAGGCTCCTGCTCAGTTCCACGAAGCATGGCCGCGTTGGGCGCAAACCCCGCCTGGGGCATCTTGGTAAGTCTTTCTGCTACGAGCTGCCAGAGGTAGTTCTTGCGGGTCTCGGTATCCTTACCCGCTAATGCATCGCTAACCCTACTCGCGGTGCAAAACCCCAGCCTCGCCTGTAACCATTCCTCTGTGCCCTGAACAATTTCTTTGTAATCGGTCATACAGCCTCCTCTTGGCTATCATCAACTCTGCCTCTAACCTATCCGTACTCATACGCAGTCGCTGGGCAACATTGTGGCTCAGGTTGTACGGGTACTGGATATACCTTGCCTTCAAAACCCTGCGACTTATATCAGGTAAAACCCTTACTGCGTCTTCTACCATCTGCCCGTCCAACATATCGGGTTCTATCCTTGGCTCCTCGCCCTCAAAGACATCCTCGGACTCGTAGTTCCCCTCTGCGCTTGCTGCGCGGGTACGAACCTCTGGGCCTAAAGGCCCGTATGCACACCACCAACCCCAGTTTTTGAGACGGTCTTCGCTAATCATGTCCTTTGAACCATAGTTCGTATAACTCCGGCCTATTTTCCTTAATCCAAGGTTTTGCAGATTGTATAAGTTCTTTGGCATTAAATCCACACGTTTGAGACCCGACGTGGTGGACGTAAGCCCTGCTGATGGCGTGCTGGAAGCCATTCTTCTGGATGTCTAGGCAGTTCACATCGTCTGAGTACCAGGTCAATGGGGGAAAATTTACAAACGCGTCCTTGTGTATGTAACTACAAATCGGGGCTATAACATCGGTGATGTTAATAAGGTTCTCGGTCTCGTACCGAAACCATTCCATTTTTCCCTGCCCTAGCCTAATGTTCTGCAATCCTCGGGCATAATCAGACCTAGCGGCTACCCAGCCGAGGGGGATTCTTTTGTCTCGCAGAAACGCAACGTCCTCGCCTAGCAACTTCCAGGTGCTAGGGTTGAACACAATATCGTCGTTACAGACTACCACCTCGTCCACCTCCTCGAACGCCCTCTTAACCACGGCGTTATAAGCGTCTCCGAAGTTAGTCGCGTCGTTAGGTAGGTTCACAGTCCTGTGGCGCGGGAAGATAATGTCGCTACCCGCTAGGAATACCGTCACATCCTGCGGGACGTAGAAGGTCACGGAGGCGGCTAGTACGGGCAGACACTTGCCCTCAGTTGTTGCTATTGCTATTGCTTTCACCTAGTAAGCTCCTTACGTCGTCAAGCAGGTCTTGTTCTGTAAATCCGTAGTGCTTTGGGAAGCCTTTGGTTCCGAGTCCGTGAACTCCAGTTTTACCTCTGTGATGCTCTGGGCATAGTGGTATTGCAAGGTAGTGCGAACTCCTGCCCCATCCTTGACCGGCCCGCAGATGATGAATTTCAGACGGGCTATCAGAGTACCCAATTCTTCGGCAGACCATGCATCCGAGGGCTGCAACCGCAGACATATGCTTCTTCTCATCTTTTGTCACCTAGCCCCCTTGTGTTATCACTAAACCTTACGTCGTGTTCGAGTGCCCACTTTATGACCTTCTCCGTGTACTCCGAAAACGTCGCCTGATTTAACTCACTCGTACTCGGCTCCAGCATCTTTATGCTTCCGTCTGGCAACTCCACCATTCGTTCAGGCAGAAACAAGGCGCGTAGGTATTCGTGCCAGATACTAGGTTCGTAGGCTTTACCTGGAACCACCTGCTCGGATATATCACCCAAGACCGCCCAGTAGTACCTGTTGCTGTCAAGACTGCGTTTAGGGGGACGGACTTCTAGGATATGCCCGTCAGGTGCGTTATCCACCATCTCACGGGCGACGTTCCTGTTGTGTGGGGAGAGAATCACGCAGACTTTAGCGCGGCTCTCATAACCGCAACTTTAAAGTGAGGAAAGGACTCGAACTGGCTGGGGTCTAATCCTAGTTCTTTACCCTTGAGTTCTATGCCCGTAGCGGTTTCGTGCCAAGGTTTATCGTTAACTACGTTTGGTAGAGTAACTTCGTGGATGTCGTCCCAACGCTCCCCGCGCAACCAGGTGGCAGGGTAAGGGATGAACGCCCCGCCAGCCTTCATCCAAGACTCGGTCTTGCAAGCGGCTGTGATGGCAGTTAACAAATTTGTTAACTCTGGCCGTATATCTTTTGTCTGCGCCCACGCTTTTCTAGCGTCGGCCTTTGCTACTTTCTTTGGGTATAGCGCCCAGAAGGTGTCGAAATCATCCAAGATATTTTCTCCTCATAATGTCTATGACTTCCCTCAAAGTCATTTCTGGCGATTCGTGCCAGACTCCATTTTCCCTGTATTGTCTAACAATTGTCAAACCCATATCTATATCCCCGTCGCTTTCGTGCGACGTAAGCATTAGCACACAGGTCTTGGTTTCGCTTTGGATGGCATCGCAGAGTCGCTCTAGGCAGAGCTTTTGCCCGAACGGGACTTGGGCATTTTTATATTTTGCCTCTACGATTATGAACAGTCGGTTAGAGAACTCTAGGATTGCGTCTATGTCTGTCGGAGATATTGCTCCCCATCTCAGACCTGAGAAGTCCTTGAGCTGGCTACCGTACTCTCTATTCCTATACATAATCCTCCCTTACTATGTATATATCTGCACTTTTGGTGGACGGACTTAGCCTTAGCCTCGCCCGCCTTTACCTGCACTTTCGGAGCCACAGGACTCGTCAGCCTTTTCGCGTTCTGGTGCTGACTTCGCCGCCAGGTTAGGATATTCCAACGCTGCCCACAGTATCCCTATCGCCGCCTAGCCCTGCCGTCTTTCGCCGACGACTAGGTAGCAGTCAGCGGACGCAAAAAAGCCCACATAAGACTAGAGCGTGGCTCTTGGCATGAGCAGAAATTGAAACCAATAAGGGGGCAACGATAGTAAGCCGAACTCATCGGTTTGAACTCTACACACGCCCTAGACTTATATGGGCTTGCGCTACCATTGCCTGTCCTTTTTGGTTCCAACGGCTGCCACACCGCTGACATCACTAGGATACCACGGTTTTAGTTAAGTTCAACTAATTTTATTGTCCAACCCGCTTTCAGCTTCCCCCACCCGTGGACATGGACTTTCCACCCTGACCGCACCAACTCTGGGTAATACTCGTTTTCCTCGATTTTCTTTACCCGCGCCGCAACATTTCCTCGGCTGGTGGTCTGTACCCCTATGGTCTCCCCGTTGCCTATGGCCAGGATGTCTAGGCAGTTCCACAGGTCTATGCGCTTGCGGGAATAGGGACACCACCTCTCGACTATCCAGCACCGATAGCCTTGGTCGCGGAGGTATTTCAGGGAACGCTGGGTCGGGGACATTCTTACATTCTACTGTATAACCATACATTAGGGTTAGTCCTAGGTATATTTCTTACACAACCCAGAAAAGTAGTGTAAGATTCTGTTCATGGCATCCCGCCATATTGTTCTGAGGAGGACAAAATGCTTAAAGTTACTTTCTACTGTTTTTCTGACGTTCTCAACAAAGGCTTTGTCAATGTTGAGTATCACAAATCCCTCGACAATGCGCGGCTCCGCGCAATGGCTCTTAACTGGACAATTCAGTCTATTGAGGAAATTTAACTAACGGGGCTTCGGCCCCATCTTTGAGGAGGAAGTAATGTTATACGACGAAGACTGGTATTACACACCACCCCAAGAGCCTGAGTCTGAGGAGGACGAGGACGACGATTCTTACTGGCAAGAACGCGCATGGGAGGCTAACCGTGACTGATTGCCAAGCCCACGCACAACAGCAAGAGCAAGAACAACAAGAGACCGAAGCCCTGTGGGAACGCCAACGCCTAATGTCTAGCAACCACGGCAAGATGATTGGTTGCGCCCAGACAATACGGGACGCTAACGGGGACGAGGACTATGTAAGAATTGCGGTAAAATACTTACTAGAGGCTTTGAAGGAGCATGACGACATTATGAGGAGGTTCAAATGAACGCAGTAGATTTACTAAAGATTAACGTCAACGACCACACAGAAAAGAAGGGGAACCTTACATACCTGTCGTGGGCATGGGCTTGGCAAGAGGCAATCAAGGCAGACCCGCAAGCAGAGTGGACGGTCAAGATGTTCGGTCAGTCGTACGACCAACCGTACGTTTCAATCGGCGACACCAAGATGGTATTTGTGGACGTTACAATGTTCGGCAAGACGCTTACTTGCCAACTTCCCGTCCTTGACCACAAGAACAAGGCTATCCCTAACCCAGACGCTTTTCAGGTCAACACGGCCATTATGCGTTGCCTGGCGAAAGGGATTGCAATGCATGGTCTAGGCTTATACATCTACGCAGGAGAAGATTTACCCGAGGATGGCTCAAAACCTGAGCCAGAGGCTTATGTAAAACTAATCGAGGAGAGCAAAAATGTCACAGATTTACAATCAAATTGGAAAGCAGCGTACACAGCGTCTCAATCAGATGCGGGGTTTATCGCCGCTATCACGGTTGCCAAGGACAAACGAAAAGCAGAGCTTTCCGCTGCTTGACGCGCTAGCCTTTGTAGCGTGTTGCGTTACAGGCTACGCCGTACTGGTGATGCTATGACACTAGAACAAATCGACAGTTTGTCTAACAAACGCCGTGTCGCTAACCTGACCCCTGCAAAACCGTGGGTAGAGATAGACATCCTAGAACTCAAGGCAATTGCAGAGTCTTGTAATCTCTGGGGTTCGGATGTTTACAGCGACGTAGAGGAACTAGCGGCTGAGATTAACAAAAGACTGAAAAGGAAGAATCATGTATGAGAGTGAACACGCGGTTCGGATTATTCATTGTGGCAATCGTCTCCAGCATGAGATGGCTAACACGTATGCTCCCGACAGAAACACCATCGCGGCGTTATGTCAGGAAATTGAGAACTCGGCACACGAAATCTACAAGTGGGTAAACGGGATAGAGGGCAAAAGTGAGTAGGTTTACCTATATCCCCGCCGAAAAAACCGACCTGAGAGAGTCCATGAAAAGATATAGAAAGATGGTAGAAGATGAAAATCGAAGATTACATTCTGGCAAGCAAGAAGCCAGTTCACCCAACCCACCTGGCAGAGAGGTTCTCGGTCAGCAAGAGCAAGGCGTACAACACCTGCGTCTCGTTGCTACTGGAGGGCAAAGTTGAAGAAGTCAGAGTCGGTGCGCGAACCTTTTATAGGGTTCGTCGAGATGAACCTAAAGATGGACGGGGTCTTGAAGACTAAGTTCTGCTTTTCCTGCCAGCGGGAAAGGAACAAGGAAAACGGAAGTTATATAATCAGGAAGGGGAACAAGCAATGGAAGTGTATGGACTGTCAACAGAAGCGTTGGTTCTCTACGCAGCCATCGCCCTCGCGGTCGTAGGCTATGTCACAAGTAAGGATGGTCGTAACCGTGTTGGATACGATTGTAATAAAAGGAAAGAAGATGAAGAACACAACTAGAATCCTAGAAGCCATCAGCACGGCCACGGAACCCGTAACCCTGAACACCCTAAAGAATGACTTGGGGATGTCGCCAGGAATCATCTCTGGGTCACTTGCCAGCCTTATGAAGTCGGGTAGGTTGGAGAGGCAACAGCTAACCGCAGAATTTGGAAGAAAAAATATCTGGGGATATGTTGCAAAAACTCAACAAAAAGGAGTAGAATCATCGGTGGAGTAGTGCGCCTCCTCCTCAGCATTGCTCCTTCAAGCCCTCAAACCCCCTCGGCCAAAAGTCGGGGGGGTTTTCTTTTACCGAAACGGAGAACGATATGTACGGCAAAAAACCAATGAAGCCAGCTAAGAAGCCCGCCAAGCCGGGTAAGTACGCTCCCAAGAAATGAAAGGGCCAACAATAATGATTGGACTACTTGGGAAACCAAGGGAGTCCAAGGAGATGGAAGGTGGCCTTCTCGACGAGGAAGGCTCCTGTCCGCTTGCCACACAGGACGAGATAGTCAACCGTGGCAACAAGCAAAAAGCCATCCTGACCGCCAAATACGGCCCTAGCGAGGGCGAGTCCAAGTGTGGCAACTGCGAGTACGGGATAAAGTTGAAGGGCTGTGGTCTGGGCAAGAACGAGGTGTTCTGCGACGTTTACGAGTTCAAGTGCAGCGCGGATAATGTCTGCGATGCGTGGGAAAGCATGGAAGAAGAAGGGGAAGACTAATGCCGTTTCGCTCTAAAGCCCAAGCCAAACTAATGTTCGCCGCAGCCGCTAATCCCAAGGTCGCCAAGGCTACGGGTGTCCCTCAAAAGGTCGCCAAGAAGATGGTTAAGGAAGGTCAGTCTAGCCTCAAGAAACTACCAAACAAGGTGAAGAAATGAAGAAAGAAGTCTACGAGAAGGCTAGACCAAAGGCTCTGGGAAAACCCAAGGCACTCAGCCCCAACCAGAAGGCAGCCGCCAAGCGGTTTGCCAAGTCCACGGGGACAAAGTACCCTAGCCTCCTGGCTAATATGCGCGGGGCGCAAGCCAAGAAATGAAGATAAGGGACGCTGCCAAGCGGTTCGAAGCCTATGACAGAGCAACTACGAAGAAAATGGCCGAACATAATCGGTCTGGTGGAGATGTTCGCGCACCTGTTAGGTCGTCCACGTCAGGAAACCAGTACGACAGAGGCAAGTTCCTCTCCCGTAAAGCCGCCCAAGCCCTCACAGCCAACCACCCGCTCAAAGACGAAAAAGGTCGCCCAACCCCAGCCGCCATGCAATTCAAAAGGTGGGGTAGCGCAATCCCCAAAAACGAAGCCGACCTCCGCAAGCTCAAAGCGACGGGCGACAGGCTCAAGGAAAGATACAAGCCGAAAAAGTGAGGCATAGTTACGGCAACCCCCAGATTTTCCAATGGGGGGAGGGGGCAAAGTACACCATCGGCAACTTTTGCAGTCTAGCCTTTGGGGTTCAGATATTTCTAGGCGGCAACCACCGCACCGACTGGGTGACGACTTTCCCATTCGGGCATACCTCTAAAGACGTATTTAAGGTTTCAATAGAAGGCCACCCCGCTACTAAAGGCGACGTTAATATCAAAAACGACGTGTGGGTGGGCGCAAACGCTACCATCTACTCTGGGGTCACCATCGGCAACGGGGCGGTTGTAGCGGGTAATTCCGTGGTTACAAGGGATGTTCCTGACTACTGTATCGTGGCAGGCAACCCAGCCAAGGTGGTAAAGAAGCGGTTTACAGACGAACAGATTGCGTCCCTGCTAGAATTAGCCTGGTGGGACTTGACGGATGCGGAGATAGAGCCGCTTATTCCAGCATTGTGTTCGGAGGACGTAGATGGGCTTATCTCTAAACTTAGGCAGCGGCAAGGACTGGCGTAAGGATTCTATAAACGCCGACATCCAGCCAGAGAAGAAACCCGATTGGGTGCTAGACATTACAAAAGTACCGTGGGGCGAGGTGATAGACACCCGACTAGGACGGTTTGCGGTCGAGAAGGGAATGTTTACCGAGATAATCGCCAACGATGTCTTGGAGCATATCCCTGACCTTGTAACCGCAATGACTAACTGCCGAGACCTGTTGAAGCGAGGCGGTGAGATGCACATCCATGTGCCCTACGACCTAAGTCTAGGCGCGTGGCAAGACCCGACTCATGTACGGGCGTTTAACGAAAACTCATTCTTATATTACACAGATTGGCATTGGTATCTAAACTGGGACGAGAAGTTCACCTGTACGCAGATGGGCTTCGAACTCTCGGACTTAGGTCACGAGATGCGGGAGCAAAAGGTTCCCACAGAGACCGTCATAAGAACCCCTCGTGCGGTAGATGCCCTGCAAGTCATACTCAGGAAGGATTGACATGGAAAAGTTACAAGCCTTGTGGTCGGACATAAAACTACTAGCCAAGCGTATTCTTGCAAAACTAGGTTTATAATTGTTGTATAATAGTAACAACCGAACAACCTTAGAGGAATCGGATGCAGGGCGCAAAAACAATAGAATGGCTTGAAACCAAGGGACTAATCCCTTACGCAAAGAACTCTAGAACCCACAGCGAAGCGCAGGTAGCGCAGATAGCGGGAAGCATCAAGGAGTTTGGCTTTAACAACCCCGTCTTAGTAGACGAGGACAACGGAATCATTGCCGGTCACGGCAGGGTCATGGCCGCGCAGAAACTAGGCTTACAGGCCGTCCCGTGTATAAGGCTGGCTCACCTATCAGACACCCAGCGCAAAGCCTACGTGATAGCGGATAACCGCCTAGCATTGAACGCAGGGTGGGACGACCAGATGCTAACGCTGGAGTTACAGGAATTAGACGGCGAGGACTTTGACCTGTCCCTGCTAGGGTTCGAGGCAGACGAGCTAAACGCCCTGCTAAACCCGATAAAAGAAACCGATGGTCTGACAGACGAAGACGCAGTCCCAGAGGTTCCAGAGGAACCCAAGACCAAGCCGGGCGACATCTACCAACTTGGACGGCACAGGTTAATGTGCGGGGACTCCACCAGCATAGATGCCGTAGAGAAGCTGATGGACGGGCAACTGGCCGACATTCTCATTACCGACCCTCCGTATAACGTGGCGTATGAGGGCAAGACTAAAGAAGCCTTAACAATTAAAAACGACGAAATGTCGGACGACCAGTTTAGACAGTTCTTGCGGGACGCCTTTGTGGCCGCAGATACGGTAATGAAGTCAGGTGCGGTGTTCTATATTTGGCACGCAGACTCAGAAGGCTACAACTTTCGCGGGGCGTGTAAGGATACTAACTGGAAGGTTAGACAGTGCCTCATCTGGAACAAAGATACGATGGTCATGGGGCGGCAAGACTACCATTGGAAGCACGAGCCTTGCCTATATGGATGGAAAGACGGGGCAGGTCACCTTTGGGCTACAGACCGCAAGCAAGTCACTATTATTGAGTGCAAACGCCCAAAGCGGAACGATGTCCACCCCACTATGAAGCCGGTGGAACTGATTGAGTACCAGTTGCTAAACAACACTAAGGGACAGGACATTGTTTTAGACTTGTTTGGCGGCTCTGGCTCTACAATGATTGCGGCAGAGAAAAACGGACGTACCGCCCGACTGATGGAACTAGACCCCAAGTATTGCGATGTAATAGTAAAGCGGTGGGAAGACTTCACCGGGCAGAAGGCTGAACTTGTATAAGAGATGGCTCGTGGTATATAAGCACGACGGCTCGCCGGTAGATTTTGCCTTGTTCGTCCACAAGTCAAAAGCGGAGATGTTCCGCAAAATGCAGACTAATGCGGACAAGTTAGAAGTCAGGCAGTTTAATTTAACGGAGATATAAAGATGGCAGAAGGAGTGGGCAGACCGGCTCACCAACCAACTGACCAGAATCGGCTTCAAGTCAAGACTCTGGCTGCGGTAGGTATCCGGCACGAAGACATAGCAACAAAGCTCGGAATCAGCGCAGACACGCTAGCCAAGTATTACCGCCAGGAACTAGACGATGGGCGGGTAGACGCTAACGCGCAGATAGGCAAGTCGCTATACGAACAGGCCAAGAACGGCAACACCACGGCAATGATATTTTGGCTAAAGACCAGGGCTGGGTGGAAGGAAACGCAGGTTAACGAACACTCAGGATTAGACGGTCAACCCCTGGTAATCTCGTGGCAGAAGTAACAATTCCGTATGCACCAAGACCCCAACAGCTTCTGGTTCACGATGCGTTGGAGGCTAATAGGTTTGCGGTGGCTGTATGCCATCGTAGGTTCGGCAAGACTGTTGCTGCCATAAACCACCTTATCCGCGCAGCCATGCTCTGCGGTAAGGAAAGCCCACGGTATGCCTACGTTGCCCCAACCTACTCCCAAGCAAAGCGGGTGGCGTTTGACTACCTACTAAAGTTTACGGAGCCCCTGACCCCAACGGCTAACATCAGCGAACTCAGGGTAGACTTCTACGGAAGGCGCATAAGCCTCTACGGTGCAGACAACCCAGATTCCCTGCGAGGAATATACTTAGACGGGGTTGTGCTGGACGAGGTAGGGGACATGAACCCGAAGGTCTGGAACGAGGTGCTAAGACCTGCGCTAACGGATAGACTAGGATGGGCGTTGTTCATCGGGACACCGAAGGGCGCAAACCACTTTAAGGACTTGCGCGACAGGGCAGAGAAAGAGGAAGGGTGGGCGTTACTTGAATTTAAGGCTTCGCAGACAGGTATTATCAGCGCAGAGGAACTTGAAGCTGCCAAGAAAGAGATGGGCGACGACAAGTTCGCAACGGAATTTGAGTGTTCCTTTAATGCTGCGGTTGAGGGTGCGTATTACGGCGCAATACTTAATACGCTTGCACCTGAACGCTTTACCGAGTTCGCCACAGACAGCCTCTGCAAGACATACACGGCCTGGGACTTGGGGGTTGGGGATAGCACAGCTATATGGGTTTGCCAGGTTGCGGGGCAGGAGAGGCGGCTCGTTGACTATGTTGAGAACCACGGCCAAGGACTAGATTGGTACGTCAACTGGATTAAGCAAAATGATTACACAAAGGCTGAACACATCTTGCCCCACGACGTTGAAGTACGAGAACTCGGCACAGGCAAGAGCAGAAAAGAAGTCTTACAAGACCTTGGACTCAACATCACCGTGTGTCCAAGAATCTCAATCGACGATGGTATTCAGGCCGTCAGGCGACTGTTACCTAATTGCTACTTCCATCCACGAACTAAACAAGGCGCAGATGCACTACGCAACTACCGCCGCGAGTACGATGAGAAGCGCAATGTTTACTACGACAAACCCCTGCATGACTGGTCAAGTCACGCTGCGGATGCCTTTAGGTATCTCGCTGTTGGCTTGAATACCACTAGCACATGGGGCAAACCGCTACCGATTAACACGAAATGGATTGTCTAAATGCAAGAATTTGACCTACAAGCCATCATTGAAAACGAGATAGACAATGCACTCGGCTACATCAATACCGAGACCGTAGAGGAACGCCGCGATGCGCTGATGGCGTACAACCGCGAACCCTACGGCAACGAGGTCGAGGGGCGTAGCACTATTGTTACAGGGGAAGTCGCAGAAGCCGTAGATGGTGCGTTGCCACAACTCCTGCGTGTCTTTACCCAATCCGACGACGTGGTGCGGTTTGAACCCAAAGCACCTGGCGACGAGGAGAAGGCCAAGCAAGCCACCGAGTATTGCAACTGGGTGCTGATGAACGACAACCCAGGCTTTGAGGTATTCCAGACGTGGTTCAAGGACGCGCTCCTCCAGAAGGCGGGTGTCGTCAAGGTCTGGTGGAATGACGAGACCACGGTGGATAAGGAGAAGTACGAGAACCTGTCCGAGGAAGAACTGACCCTGCTACTAGCAGACGGGCAGATGGAGGTGGTCAAGCAACGCCAGATTCAGGTAGGCGAGGTTCCCGTTCCTCCTACGCCAGAGCAGATGATGCTTGCCCAGCAGACGGGTGTTGCGCCAGAAATGACAATGCAACCCGTGTTCGCGTACAACGTGACGGTCAAGAAGGTCAACAAGAAGGGTTCGGTCAAAGTCGAGAACGTACCGCCAGAGGAGTTCTTAATCTCCAAGAAGGCTCGTCGTATCTCTGACGCGCCATTTGTAGCCCACCGTAGACTGACCACCCGTTCCGAGTTACTTAGCATGGGCTTTAAAACCGACGAGATTGATGCTCTGCCCGCCTACGACGACCTGACATTCACCCCTGAGAGGGTGGCGCGGTTCCCGAATGGGGAGCAGCCGGACGACCCCAGCCTCGACACAAGCATGGACGAGATTGAGACGTTCGAGTGCTACATCAGGACAGACTTTGATGAGGATGGCATTGCCGAACTGCGCCGTGTGTTTTTCGCCGGAGGCACAATCCTAGAGAACGAGGAGTGCGACTTCATTCCTTTCTGCTCGGTATGCCCAATCCCGATGCCTCACAAGTTCTTCGGGCACAGCTTGGCCGACCGCGTGGTGGACATCCAGAAGATTAAGACCACGATTACACGTCAGATGTTGGATAACCTGTATCTTTCTAACAACGCTCGGATGGCCGTGGTTGATGGGCAGGTAAACCTAGACGATATGCTTACCGTCACCCCAGGCGGTATCGTGCGGGTCAAGAACAACGCTGCCATAACGCCCCTACAAGTGCCTCTGGTGGCCGGACAAGCCTTCCCCATGCTTGCCTATATGGACGAGATACAGCAGAAGCGCACAGGCGTTACACAGGCTTCTCAGGGCTTAGACCCCAACATCCTGCAAAACACTACCGCGACAGCCGTGGCTATGGTTCAGAACGCAGGAGCCGCAAAGGTTGAGTTGATTGCTAGGATATTTGCCGAGACAGGGGTAAAAGACCTGTTCAAGTCCATCCTGCACCTTGTCTGCAAGTATCAGGACAAGCAGAGAATCGTGCGGATGCGTGGCAAGTTCGTGGCTATCGACCCTAGAGAGTGGAGTAACGAGTACGACCTGACGGTAAACGTAGGTCTGGGTACTGGTAACCGTGAGCAACAGATGGCGATGGTGGCCGCAATCCTGCAAAAGCAGGAGCAGATTCTTGCCCAGATGGGCATGGCTAACCCTCTCGTGTCCCCAAGTCAGTACCGCAACACCTTGGGTCGGTTCATCGAGTCCGCAGGGTTCAAGGACACCAACGAGTTCTTCCGCGAGATTACGCCGGAGATGGAACAGGCGATGTTGCAACCGCAACAACCACAGCCTGACCCCGCTACCGCAGCCCTGATGCAACAGGCGCAAGCCCAGATGCAGATTAACCAAGCCAAGGCGCAAGCGGACATCCAGCTACAACAGGCGAAGGCTCAGGCAGACATCCAGTTACAGCGCGAGAAGGCCGCCGCAGACATTCAGTTGGCTAGGGAGAAGGCCGCCGCACAGATGGAACTCAAGAGTGCCGAGTTCCAAGCCGAGGCGCAACTCAAAGCCTTTGAGGTTGCCCAAGGTCGCGGTCAAGGCGTGGAGATACCTGGTTGAACGAAACAGAACGGGCGATAGCCTACCTAAACGACGAGTTCTTTATGGCTGTTGTGGAAAAGCAACGGCTGATGTATATTAACAACATCTTAGACAGTTCTGACGAGGATGTAGATGTTCGTGAACGCGAGCGTCTAAAACTCAAGGGGCTAGAAGAATTTATTGCGTCACTCAAGTCCATAGCCGCAACTAAGGAGATGGACAAGAAACGCAAGTTTATGGTTTTTTAACCACAGTAGGAGTTCTAAATGGAAGACACCAACCCGCAAGGGAGTGCAACAGTAGACAATGCAGCCGCCAAAATCTTCGGGATGTTGGAGCCAGAGCAGCCGGAAGGCCAAGCCGAGGAACTAGCACAGGAAGAAACCGAGCAAGTAGAGGCGCAAGCCGAAACTTACGAGGAAGCGGAAGGCGAAGAAGTCCAAGAGGAAGTCGAAGCACCACAAAGGTTTCGGGTCAAGGTTGACAACGAAGAACTGGAAGTGGACTTAGACGAACTGATTAAGGGCTACTCACGCACATCTGACTACACCAAAAAGACGCAATCTCTAGCCGAACAGCGCAAGGCAGTCGAATCCGAGCGCACGAAGATAGAGGAAGCCGCCAAATTACGGGACACCTATGCCCAACGGTTGCAAGTCATCGAGCAGATGTTGACACAACCTGCGGAAGACCTGAC